ACGTCAGCAATTACAAAGTAAAGGTACTAAGTCAGCCAAGCGCCGCCTAAAAGCCATTGGTCAACGAGAAAACCGCTGGATGAGTGACATTAATCATCAAGTTACTAAGACACTCGTTGATAAATATGGCAGTGGTACAGTATTTACAATTGAAGATTTAACTAATGTGCGCTTCGCAACTGAAAAAGTTTCAAAGTACCATCGTTACGAACAAGTTAGCTGGGCTTTCTATCAGTTTGAACAATTCTTAACCTATAAGGCTGAACTCCAAGGATCCACAGTAGTTAAAGTAGATGCTCACTATACTAGTCAACGTTGTCCTAAATGTGGCTCAATAGATAAACTAGCTCGTAATCACGGTACACATGAATATCACTGTACCCACTGTGAATATACCAGTAATGATGATCGGATTGGTGCAATGAATATTCAGCTACTGGGTACTAACTGGGTTACTGATAAGTCAACTAGTTTCAAACAAGTTAAATCAAATGAAGAATAGCTGGGTAAATCCTAGCCATTAAACGGGTGTTGTCAACCACCCGATGATGTAGCCACTTTGGTAGAAGTCTTAGGACGTTTGCACTACTACCCCGTTAGGGGTGTGAGTTACAAGCTCGTTACTTTAGTGACGAGTAGTTGACAACTTCACCACCCCTACAACGACGGCATCGTTGATGTCATGCATCCGGTCACTGGACTTCGTGAACTTCTTGCCCTCGAAGTTGTCCAGATCACGGTTGTTAAACACAATGAACACGGTGTCGCCTTTTTTGAGATCACGGGGAACAACTTTACCGTCTTCAATACCAATAAGCGCCGATACTAAAACGGGGCAGGCGTTGATCACGCCTACCTCATCTGCACCGCCACTATCGTCAATCAAAGGTGTTACATCTGCTTCACCACCGGAGTAGCTAAGGACCTCGGCCATTTCCGCCACGTTTGTACTGAACTGTTGGGATTCTCGAAGCCCATTAACAAGTTCATGAAATGAATCTTCTAATGATTGAGCCATTAGACATACACCTCCATCGTGGTTGTAAAGGCGGAATCATCGCAGACGTGGGTACCGGACTTAACTCGGAATGTCCCGTTGAGGAACTTGTTGCGCACAGTAACAACCGAACCAGTCGATATCTGATATCTAAGCAAACTGACAACTTCCCATGTCTTGTGCTTAGCTTCATTCGTTTCGGAACTAGTCGTTGGGTATTGGATCAATCCGGTGCCACCACCATTGCCTGAAATGTGGTCAGTGATCAGTACAGTTTCTTGATGGCCGAGTTTCTTGCTCAAATCGTCAATGTAGACTTGTCCACGCCGGTAGTAGACCTGCGAACCGCAAGCTTTAGCAATCGTCTGGATATTAGAAAGAGGCTTACCATGACAGGTAAATCCCTTACGATACGTATTATTCTTTTTGAGATAGATACCGGATATCTTAATACCAGCATCCTTAGCAATCCGGCGAATGATAGTTTCAGCTTTGCTGTTTTTACCAAACGAAAGTGCTGAATGTTTTTTAATCTTCGGCAGTTTAGCTGCAGCCTTTTTGCCAATTGCCTTTTCCTGCTTCTTACGAGCAGCTTCCAGCTTATCGTTAGCTTTCTCAGCCGAGCTTTCGGCGTTAGCGTACTCGTCACCTTCGCGATAGGTAAAGGTGAATGTGGTATTAACGCCATCACTGGTATACGGTGTGGTGCTTCGAATGGCGCCCGAGGAGATCAATCCTGTGCCATCTTCGGCATAACCGGCATACACCTTGACTGTACGCCCCACTTTAAACAGCGAACGGTTCTTGGCTGATAGATTCATAATCGTCACGGTGCAAGTTGGTGGTGTGCTAGAATCACTGAACGGAATGTTGAACTGAATCGCCCACGAATTGTTAGGCGTCTGTTTATTTTCAAACGTCGTGCTTCCAGTAGAAGTCTCAACAACTACTTTGACACGCCGTCCATAGAGATATTTAACTGTCGTCATCTAAACCACCCTCTATATCACCGTTGATTGGTAAAGTGCCTGCTGCGATATCATCCGGATTGACGGTATCTTCATACAGAAAAACAGTCTCGCCCAGTTCTTGAATACCGCAATAGGTTGCCTGACCACTTTCGTCCATTGGAATTAACGGTGTTGTTGGCAACCATTCGTAGTAGTACGAGCTGAATAGTGGCACGTTTAAAACCAGTTTTTCGCCCCGCAAAACATGGCCGTTCTGATCATCAATATCAATGGTGAAGAAGTCACCTTCATCGTTGTAATTAACTGTGAAGAGGTATGTTGTTCCGTCTAGGGCATACTCAAAAGACTCCGGTAGGTCATACGTATCAATTGGAATGTAATTTCTAATTGCCATGGTCTAACCCCCTATCTTTTTGAGAAGTGAACTGATACCTTTAGCTTCTTTTTCTTGGGTACATAGGTTCCCTTAGTGACCCGAAGCTTTTTAGGATACTTGCCAGTCTTCTTATCGGGATACATCGTAACCTTTTCACTGCCGTTCCATTTACGCAATTGAGAAACAGTTGTGTGATACTTTTTCGCTAAATCCCAGTACGTCATACCGTATTTAACCGTGATGTGCTTAGCTCCAACATACGTGCCAGCCGGTGTTTTCTGCCCCTTGTTGTTCTTAACTGGTGTGGTGTAAGTCTTTGCCATGGCTTTATTGATGACGGTTAGCGTCATACTGATGGGCATCACGTCCTTGTAAGGTTTTTCCAGTGTCTTGCTGAAATCACTGATCACACAGTGTTTCCAGTAGATATGGTTAGCCTTAGTGGCGTTTTGCTCATTAGCCCAGTCGGATTTATAGACCAGCTCAGTACCCTGCCGCATCCAATCGAGGATGTTCCGATACTGTGCTTGAACGGTCTTGTGTGGCAGACCAGAGCCTGATACATCATTTTTAGATCCGCCCCACAAACGTTTAGCCGCTTCTTGCCCAAATAGATAACCACTGATCGTGACCGTTTTGCTTTCAGGACGGGAATGGTCAACAACGGGTTCCTGCGAATCAATCGGATACTGAGTTACAGTGTTCGTGTTAGCATCGGCTTCAGAAGTTGCGAAAATAAACACCGTCAATCCAGTTAAGGAATTGGTGGCATGCAAAACAGCATGTGGTGCCATGAATCGGTCATAGTTTTGAGTGATTTGCCCATTGACCCGTTTCATAGCTTGTGCATGTCGTTTTTTTTCGTACTTAGATAGCGCAGCTTCGGCGCTTTTAACTGATTTAGTTGCCTTATTCCGTTTGGCTTTCGCCTGCTTGTATGCCTTGGTGCTTTTGAGCTTGGTTAATGCCTTATCAGCAGAAGAATACTGCGATCTGGCATTAGATAAATTCTTTTTCTCTGTCGCCGAAAGAGTTTTCGCCTTCTTACGCCGTTTAGTAATCTTCTTCTTAGTTTTTTTACTAGTAGTGGTGTAATACCACTTGTCATGTTCAATATCTTTAATCGTTTGAGTGGCACTATCTTTCTGGGCTTGATAGTTCTTAGCCTTCTGCAGCTCTTTAGATTCCGTCTTAGTGTACTTTGCTTGTTTCGATTTAGCCTTGGAAACTTTCTCATGCATCTTCTTCCATTCTTTCGTGTACACGGTCATTTACATCACTCCTAACTCACAGCGACATTATCGGTCTCAGTGTTAAACATGGTCTTCAGACGGGCAACAACGCCATCTCCAATCGTCTTGCCAGCCTTCTTACCATCGCCCACAGCACCGGTAACATGCACATCCAATTTGATAGATACGTTACGGCCACCGAGTTTTCCGTCTGCTTTAGCAAAGTTGCCAGCAACTTGACCACTGGCGGCATTGCTGTAAATGGTAGCTGGCTGTTCAAACCGAGCCAGTTCAGGGCCATTTTCACCCACCATGACTGTTTGACCAGTCGTTGGATGACCACCAGTTGCAAAGCCTTTTAAGGCACTTTCAATCTTACGAGCACCAGCAACGTGTTGAGCGTTATATCCGCCACGTTCCCATTCGCTACTGAACGCGTTGGCTAATGAGGCAACTGAACCATGGCCCTTTAAAATACGCTTCAGAATTGAACTATCCGCACCATCACCATGTAAGGCGAAATCAAGTTGTGCTCCAGCATTCTTCCAGTCCATGTGGTGTCGTCCGGCATAGCTAATCAGGTTAGATTTACGTCCGCCTAACCATTGCCCTAAACCTGAAGCACCACCACCAGGATTAATTGCACCAGGATTCAAGCCTGATTCAAACTCCCAGTTACCTAAAACAGCGGCAATACCGGCATTAGTAGCAGATGGATAAGCCTTCTTGATGGCAGCAGCTAAAGTACGGGCACGGGAAGCAATGCTTCCTGATAGTCCCATTGAGCCTAAACTACCGACATCATCTGATAAATGCTTGCCAACCCACTTAACCTGACCAGCGATCTGCTTTTTGACAAATTTAGTTAATGCTGAACCGCCTGTATCCTTAGATTGTTTAACTTTAATGGCTGAACTCTTTACTGTTCGAGGGTCAAGCCAACCAGCAGTTGATGAACCACCAATTGAAAACATTGGATGTTTAGTTGCACCAACATGGACGTGAGTACCGCTAGAGCCAAGTACAGCAATTGCTTGACCAGCTTTAACCTGATCACCCTTAGAAACGAGGATTTTAGCACCGGAACCGTACTTGCCGTTTAGTTCTTGGTAGATATAGTTCAGTCCACCGCCACCAATAACAACAGATTCACCGATACCAGATCCGCCGCCCCAACCAGAAGGCGGGCCGCCGACACGTTGAACAGTCCCAGTATTCATGCTGTTAACTGTTCTGCCACCGGAATAGTCGACACCATCATGTTGGCTATAACCGCCGCTAACTGCGCCACGATTACCGAATCCAGAAGAAACGCTCCAACCACCACCGGGGCTATGTGTAACAGGTCCGCCAGCACCGCCGCTGTTCATAGCATCACTCAATACATTCCAAACGGCACCATACCAAGGATTACCAACTGATGTAGAACCGCCCTTATCATTTTGACTGACACCAGTCGACAAAGCACTGCCAATTCCTTGACCTAGTTTGGAAGCAAAGTCGTTTTGGAAGGCTTTCTGTGGTGCCTTATTGTTGTTTTCAATGATCCGTTTTAATCCATCAGTACCCTTAGCATAATGTGGCAAACTGCTCAATTCATGGCCGGTTAAAACCTCATCATTCTTCTGCAGAGGCACGATCGTATTGCGTCCCTGTGGTTTAATGATTTGATTGCCACGAACGATACCTTCTTGAGTTGGGCCAGACTTAGCGTCATTTAAGACAGCTAGTTGGTCATCGTCAATGGGGCCATGAGAACCTTGTGCGTAGTGTGCCAAGCTTAAGACATGCTTAGAACCGCCAAACTGTCCAAGGACACCGTTCACTGAACTAAAGCCCTTGTTCAACTGACCAATCGCGCTGCTCATTGCTGAATGGGCGTAATTGTCGAGTTTGCCCATAGCTGAACCGAAGTCGTGTGCCGTATCCTTTGCACCAGCACCGACCTGTTTGTTCATCTGTTTCATTTGGGTGTTAACGCCCTTTTGCATGTCGTCGAAGTCTGAAATTCCGCGCTTAGAAATTGAACTGGTAACTTTCTTGGTATCGTTCTTGGTAGACTTCCAAGTCTTCTTAGAATCAGAATTTAGCTTCTTGAGGGACTTGGTAGACTGCTTAGTTTCCTTGTCATAGGAACTGGCAATACCAAGCTTTCCTCCTAGCTTCGTTGATCCAAGTACAGGTGTTGATGCCTTTGTTGCACCAACTGCACCAGTACCAGCTGCATAGCCAGGTAAGACCTTGCCAGCGCCTAAACCGCCGCGTAACATCTTGGCAGTATCACGAGCGTTTAGAACTCGTTCACCAGCTTTTAATTGTGTGAAAGCTGGGCCATTGCCAAGTGTGCGATAACGGCCAGTGCTTGGATTGTAAGCTAACTCAGTACCGGCTTCATTAACGGCTGATAGTTGTGTCTTAGTAATGGCACCACCGGCAGCGTGGCCAACTCCAGTATTAATACTGATCTTTGGCTTGCTTTGCTTAGGTGCGCCTTTGCCAGAGCCAATACTGTTAAGCTTGTTGTGCTGATTAACTGCATAGTCTGCAATACCGTTGGACTCACTATTGGTCAGCTTGTGCATCCCAGTAAGCCCGTTCTTGATATCACCTATCAAACCAGATACAGTCTTGAATGCCGCACGAACACTGCCAGTAATGGAATCTAAAATACCGCCGAGGAAATCCTTGATACCGCGCCAAGTTTTTTTCCAGTTGAGTGAAAAAATACCATCGTAAATTTCAAAGATACCCTTGACGGACTTCATACCACCACGGACAACGCTTTTGATAACACCAATTGCACCGCCAGTAACGGTTTTGACGCCTGCCCAGGTCGTTCTAAAGATTCGCCCCACAATACCTAATTTGATACGGACATTTCTAGTCAGCACTTTCAAGCCGGATTTAGCTAAACCACCGATAGCCTTGCCAAATCCAGACTTGGTAATGCTGTGCATCATAGATCTAAATGCCTTACCGACAGGCTTTAATGCTGGGCCAAACGACTTAGTGAAGCTCTTAGTGCCTTTATTGATATCAGTCCATTGGTCGCCGAACCAGCCTTTCAAGCGTTTAAAACTTGGAGCAAGTTCTTTGCTGACTTTATTAATTTCTGGCTGTAGCTTGGCACCAATCGCTTTACCAACGCTTGAACCGGCAATCGCACCCACGGCACCACCAACGACACCACCAACCGCAGTACCAACACCTGGTACAACGGATCCAAGTGCAGCACCGCCAGCAGCACCAGCTTCCATGCCGCCTAAAGTACCAGCAAAATTACCGATATGACTGCCGGAGTTCTTACTGTTCATGCCGAACAGGGTTGTGCCAGCCATAGCAATATCAAGGTAAGGGATCTTAGAGCCAACCGCTTTAACACCGCCAAGTAAACCGCCCAGTTTAGTTCCGCCTAGTTTCTCACCAGCTTGAGCAACTTTGCCTCCAAATGAGAACCGTTCTAGCCGTGAACCAACTTCTGGGGCAACCTCTTTGGCAGTCATTTGAGCACGCCTTGATTTAGTACCACCTAATACCCATGAGCCTTTGCTGAGACCGCCTAATGTTGATGCAGCTCCAGTTCCAGTACCAGCTTCTGCTGCCCGTACTAAGCCAAAGCCAACTGCAACTTCACGTAAGGACTTCGCAAATGCCAGCATCTTAGAAGCAACAAAGTATGTTGCCATCACGCTACCAATCGTTTGAATGGCGCCCTTATGCTGGGCAATTGAATTCATGGAATCAGCGATACTTTTAGCACTGGTACCAGCTGCAGGGCCTTTGCCAGCCAGAATATTAATCATGCTAGAGATACTCGTCCAAGCACCCTTTGCTAAGCTCCCAGTGATGGAAGCCATTGAACCACCCATACTAAAGAAATACTTGCCGTTCTTTTGCATGTAAGAAATGAAATTCTCCATGCCATCAAAGAATGGATCCATCTGCTTAGCCAGCTTCTTACCACCGATACCACTAAGTGAGTCGTTAACATCCGAAACAGCGGCAGTAGCAATCTTGTTGAAACGATTGAATGCTGGCGCTGATTGATTAGCTAAGTTTTCGCGTAAGCCATCAAGCGCTTGCCCGACTGTCTTATAGTGCGTTGCCATGGTACTGAAACTCTTATCAGTACCGACTTTAGCAATCGCAGCTAAGAAGTCCTGTGTTGACAGTTTGCCGGCGTGAACTTGTTGAATCATCTTGCCAGTGCTTTCACCCATGCTACGAGCAACTGCTCCAATACCAGCAGGAGCCTGTTGCATCATAATCCGCAAGTCCGCCCATTGAACTTTTGGTAAGGCGGCCATTTGAGTAGCTTGCTGGCTCAATGACCGCATGGCTTGCTCTGGGTCTTGCGCTGACGAAGCTAATCCAGCAAAGCCTTTAACTAACTGGTCAGTGTTCTTAGTACCAGTAGCCGCTAATTGACTGTACGTTTGCGCCATATCTGATGCATTGTAGATAGTCTTAACGGCGAAGTCCTGCAAGTCTGCTTTGGTATGAGCAATTTGCTTACGGCTTTCTCCAAGCATTAACAGGTTACCGTTGAACGTTTGCCAAGCCTTAGCGTTCTCATTGGCTTCTTGATACAAGCCCTTCAGACCGTTGCTCAGCATGCTGACACCAGAATAAGCTGCACCAGCGATCAGTGTCCCTTTGAAAATGTCACGGATACGGATCGCATGCTTTTCAGCCGTGCCTAAACTAGTGCCAATACTACGAACATGAGTTGATGCGTTGCGAGCAGCTGAACCAATCTCAGACGTATTAGTAGCGGTACGTCGGGCTTCTGAACTCGCTTTAGCCTGATTACGGGCAACGGATTCCGTCTGCGAATTGACTTCACTGATGGTGTGCCGTTGTGTATCAAGATTACGAGTTGTCTGGCTGACAGCTTCCTTGTGTGCCCGTTCAGCACGGTTCAAGCCATCAGTCAGGCGATTGGCTTCGTTTAAGCCACTGCGATCAATTCTCCAGCCAATCTCAATGTATGATTTTCGTGCTGCCATGTATTAACCTCCTTTCTAATTTTCATCGGAGCTGAACCGACGAGCTACTTCGTTGGCAATCATATTGGCCTGCTCATGCTCCAATTGCAGAGCCACTTCGTTGAGTACCACTAACTCGTCGGTCGTCATATGCTCCATCTCTTCATAGGTAGTAATACCGGCGTGGAGCGGACGATAGAAAGCTAACTGGTCTTGTGCATCCTCAGTTAGCTGACCTGGTTTCTTTTCGTAACTATTATTGAAACTTACGGTTTACGAAGTTAGTTGCTGCTTGCATGACCTCCGCAAATTCCGACTTAGCAAATGTTTGTTCAACAAAGTCTGATGCCGCAGTCATAACTTCGGTATAGCCTTCATGTTCATCCCAATATTTCCAGTCGATATCCCCTTGGATAACGTTCTTCATTAAGCCTTCAAACATCTTGGAATCAGTGGTGACACCATATTGATTAAGTGCTTTCTCATTCATCTGCTCGTACTTAACTAAACCTGGCCACTTGAAGTCATACGTCTTGATTTCATTACCGTCTTCATCCGTCAGGGTGATTGAATCTGACTTGTCTTTGTTAGCGATCTTCTTGTCAAAGTATTCAAATGAGTATTCATTGCCTTCAATGATGTTTTCCATGATGACTTGGGCTAACAGCATTGGTGAGCGAATCCCATCTGGGCGTAAGGTGCTATCCAGCATGTCCTGAACTTTCTTGGTGTTAGTGAACATAAAGAGATACTTGTTTCCCCGTGAACTGGTAAAGGTCTCTTGGGTGTTTCGTTTCTTGATGACAGCTACCTTCTTAGGTGCTGCTTCGGTTTCGGTGTCTTTTGCTTCTACTTTTTCTGTCATGATTGATCTCCTTTTCTATTTGGATAACAGCAAAACAAGGAGTCGAACCTTGCTTGGCTACTGAAAATTGGGTAAAAAAATAGACCGCACCGGCAGTCTTGAATGTTGATTGATATGAATTGATATGCGTTCCGGTGCTTAGGCGTTACGGTGCTTAGGCGTTACGGTTCCCGTCGTACGTGTAGTCGAAGATTTGAATCGTCCATGCACGCGTTGGAACCGCCTTACCAAAGGCAGCGTCTGGAGCTTTTTGAATCATGCAGTGATTACCACCGACGATTTCATCACCATATGACATGAAGAAGCCAAAGACTTCGTCTGAGTTATACAAATCACTCAGTAAGTCATTGGTCTCGCCACCTTGTTGCACGGTGACTGTTGCGGTACCTAGTGAATCATAGGTTACGGCACCAGCGACACCGGCTTGGGCGTCGGTCATAGCGTCAACCTTGGCGTTAGTCTTCTGAACTGATGCCATATCGCCGTCTTGGAAGTTCTTCAGGATAGTTGGTACACCATCACGAATAACTTGCAGAGCGACGTTTTTAGCCTTGTAAAGGCTCATGGAACGGCCTTCACCGATATCAATGGAATCAACACCGGTGAAGTTATCAACTGATTCTGGCATTTATATCACCTCTCTTATGACAAGTCTTGAACAGTAGCAGTAACGTGAATCTCATTAACAGCACTCGACGGTGCATAGCTAAACTTAACGTTCTTCAGCACACGTTCAGCGATATCTGCCACGCGTGGTGGTGTCACATTGCCAATACCAGGAATCGACGTTGAGTAGTCAGGCTTGCCGTTAGCGTCTACGCCAATAATCCCTTGGTTGTAGGCTTGGTCTAATCCAGCCTTCAACGTGGTATCGACCATAGACAATCCTTGGGCGTTGTATGGCACCTTGCCAGACGTGCTGAGCATGTTCTGCAAGTTGGTCTCCATAGTAGCCTTGATCCAGTCGATACCTTGCACGAAGTCGATGTAGTTACCAGCAATGTTCTTATCATCGGTCTGATTAGCATGAGCAGCCTTTTGGCAGTAAAGGATGAATCCTTGCTTCTCTAAAGCTTCGACTTCAGTAGCCGTCAAGGTTTCTGGCGTTACGTCAGCTAAGTCACTAACGAACTTCCAGCTAACTTTGCCGGCGTCTGGTTGAGCACCTTTAGCAGCTAAGGCCGCGGCATAGTGTTCACTTGCATCGGTGTGGTAGAACTTCCAGACACGGCCGTACTGGTCAAAATCAGCCCCATCAGCAGCGTTGTCAGCGTCGAATTGTAGGAACATCAAGTGGAAGCCCTTGCCGTCATATCCGCCGTTATTGACCATATCAGCAGCCGCTAAAGCATCAGTCTTGTCGTAATCGGCTAACAGAACGTATTCGTAGTTGGCGTAGAAATAGTCATATAAGGCTTTGCCGGCACCAGCAGTTGGAATGGTGTCTTGAGCAGTACCAGTACCCATGACTGGGTCAGCCTTAACAATGGCACCGTCAGCAGTTGGTGTGGATTTCACACCGGTTGGCGCTGGTGCTGGTGCTTTCAAGGTGGCTGGGTCAATGGAATCGCCAGTGAACTTAATCACGGTGATTGCTTCTGGTGCTGGGTCTTGGTCAAAGATGGTCTGTGCTAAGGAATACGTTGAAGTGTTGGCATTAAAGTCAGCTTCAACTTGGTCAAGGCTCATGTATTGCTTCATGGTTTCCTTGGCGTCATCCGCAGCATCTTTAACCAGAATCAACGGGTTCTTTAATCCCGTCGTTGGTTGTGGGTGTTCAACGTCCATAGTGACGAAGACATCCGTTACTTTGTCTACGATAGGCATTTGTCTATCCCTCCTTATTTGTATCCGTATCGGTGGCTGGATTAATCATCTTGATCTCCGGCACATCGTCGTGGAATGAATCTTTGATGCGTAAGTTGACCTGCACACCAGCACGGCGCTCAACCTGCATAGAAATAGCGTTATTAGTATCAGTGATGTCACCGGTATCAATAACGTAGAAATTGTTGTCAGCACTCAGCGTGTCGAAATAGTTAGTTTCAAACAGCTTGCGTACCTGACTGGCTAGATTGAGTGCCTGTGTGGTCTGCTGAGCGTGGGCTTCAAACATGATGGAAGCCTCAAAGACTTCCTCGTCAACGTTGTCGGTAAAACCAATACTTTGGTGAGCGGTGATAAAATCCCATGTAAAAAACGGATATGGCGGTATCTTGCCAGTTGAATTGGCTTCAATGCACGTCACACCCGTTTGTTCTTTAATGCCTTTGATGATGACGGCCATCAGCTTGGCATAGTCATAAGATTGTTCCATTAACTCACCGCCTTTAAGTGTTATATGGTGATACCAGCAAAGGCTTGATAATCTGTGGAGCCAGCGACACGGTACTCTTGTCCCGTCCGTACTTCTTTCACGATAGTTCCGACGGCGATACCTGACTGTTCGCTGTACCAATCCAGATCATAGACATCTGCTTCACCACCCTCGGTATAGCTGTACAGCATCTGTTGAGTGGGCGGTACAAGCGGTTCGTTCAGCTTTAAGGTATCCGTACCAGTATCGGCAACGTACTCACCAGCATCGTCATAGTGACCGCCATCCACACCAGTAGACGTCTGCACCTCAATGGGTACAGCAAACTCTTTGATCATGGATTTAAAGTTGAACATCGCTTATGTCTCCTTAGTTATGAAAGCTTTACGTCAGCACTGATTTTTTCACCGTCAGCCGTTGGCTCAGCTTTCACATTAGTTGGCTTGGGTGCTTGTGGTTTTGGGGCTTCAGGGACAGTGAATGCAGGAACAGCAACCGGATCGCTGTCAGTATATTGGTTAGTTGTGTCAGTAGCAACTACAACATAATCATCGGCATTGATAACCGTGCCGGCTGCTAATTTAGCGATTGCTGTACCAGTTGTTTCACCGGTAGCCACAGGCATTGTCAGGTCATCTTTTTGATAGATTTTCAATTGGAAATTTGGCTCTGCCATTTAAGTTTCACCTCCCTCAAATGATTTTGTAAGCAATGGAATCATGAAGTTTGCCAGTATCAACTAATGGGTCATTTTTGCCTTTGTTATGAACGGTTAAGGGTGCGTTTTTAGGCTTGGCAAATGCTGCAATCTCCAGTTTCATTTCTTTGACTGTCAATTCACCTAGCTTATTCAATAGCCCCTCCCCACTGATTCTGCCTTCTACTAAATCAACCATCATGTCGGCTACATAAGACTGTCTAGCTTGCGCAAAGTTATCTAGTGTCCGCTCTAGGAAATGACGGGCCGGAATAGTAACTGAACGCTTGCGTACATAACTCGTTACGTTGCCATTATCCTTAACTGGAATCATCAGATAGCCGTTACCTTTAGCATGGATAACTGTCCCATCATTGTTGACTTGGGCAATCATAATCAGAAAGTCATCTTCTAAAATGCCGACAGCGACTGCGTGTTCATTGAGATAATCTATCTCATGAGAACCAGTGGGAATGTTGTTGTATTCATCAATCATCTAATCCACCGTCCAAACTCGTCCACGGTCACGGCTTAATCCGTACTGATTAAGCAAAGCTTGAAACTCATTCCAGTACGGGTCATTGAGTTTGGACCAGTCAGCCTTAGTCCACGACAAGGAACCAATAGATTCACTGATATGGTCGTCAGCCGCTTGAGCTTCGACAATCAACAAGTGGCAGGCATATAGTCTTGTAGCTCTGTCTATCGCCTCTGTCGGCATGTTGTAGGATTTAACCACCGTAGTAGCATCATCCAAGAACAGCTGAATGACACTGGCATCAACATCCTTAAAAGCAGATAGTTGCTGGATCACCTCCACCAATCCGGTACTGTCCGAATTGGCCACGTCTTTGGTATCAGCCATTTAAATCACCCCACTAAAATGTGGCGCTGGCAACTTTAGACCAGTCACTGCCCAGGAATTGACCGGCATTAAGGTATTCAGCTTGGTCTTCAGTGGTTGCACCTTGACCG